TTGGTCGGAGAGTTGTTTCGTTCTCAGTGTGTTAAAACTACGTCTATTTTCGTAGCAGGTCAAGCTATTGTTACGTTTTCTTTCGGAGCGGGTTTTGCGCTCCGCTAACAAGACATCGAAGCAAAACATTCCACGTGGAACAATGGTCCTCGAACCATCCCGTTCCGCATTGCTATAGGCGGTACTCAACGCATCGCCCCAGGGGTACTGCACCGGGCCGAGGACCAATCGGCGAGAAACTTTGCAATTGATTGGAGATACGCCGAAGGAGAACGCGGTGATACGAATCAATTCCTTAGCGTCGAAGACCATTGGCCGGGCCGCGCACGTCCTTGCCAAACCAAGACGGCCGTAGTTTTTTCTGGACGCCAGTCAAATCAGACTGCCCCGGCCCCCGAGCGCCACGAAGCGAAATCGCGGTCGACTCGACGACTTCCGCAACCGCCACGCCCGGCTCTCGTTGCAGAACCTCCGCCGTGACCAAATAGCTTATTTCGCGCCGCTCAGTCTTCCGGCGAAACAGGCCGCGTTGCTTCGTTTCGATTGATCCGCCGTAGATCCACGACGCCTTACGGCCGCGCAAGTCGACAACCCCGATGGCGGAGAGACCGCGAACATCATCTTCAACGATCGAGAGATCTTCGATGCGGAAGCGGAAGAAACCATTCCCGACGGGAAGAATCTCGATGCGCTTACCGGCTTGGATTTGTTCGCGATCGACCGCTACCCGAGAATCATTAACATTCCGCGACTCCAGATAGATGTTACGGGTTTGTTGCTCAGACCAAATCGCCGGTTCGACCGTATTACCCTCAAGGACAACGTACCAGCTTCCGCTGATCGTACCGGCCGACTTCGCCAAGCCGACTGCGGCTCCGATGCCAAGCGCCGAGACTCCGGATGCCTCCGCAGCGCCACTCTTCAAGACTTCCGCGAACGTAAATTGGCTGAGCAAACTAAACTGCGACTTCTGGACCTCCGCCAGAACGTTGATGGAGATGCCGAGATCAGCCAGCTCGAGGGCGTCGACCTGCACCACGCTAACCCGATAGGTAATCCCGGAGGCTTCGGCAACCGGAGGAAGAAACGAACCTTGAGGCGCACGCACAACATAATAGTCCTCAGTTCGCGCCGCCGGCCACTCCTCGCCGACCACACCTTGCAGGCCATCAGCCCCAACTGCAGACCTCGGAACGATATAGGGTGCCGCCAAATCGGGGGCTTTTATCTGATACCCCCAGGGCGTTTTTATCGCCGCCCAGCCATGAACCTCCGCGATCGCCCGAAGGTAATCACCAAACGGGAAATCAGGCGGAGACCGAAACACCCGCGCCTCAAGAACAACCGATTCAGCGACGACAATAACGCCCGCCTCATTTGCCACTTGCGCCAGGGTGGGAAGACCGGAGTTCGTAACCCCGGGCAGAGCCTTTTCCGGCAAAACCATTAAAGGCGGGTCGCCTGATGCCTTCACTGGCAACTCCTGTGCGGCCATCGAGAAGGGAATTAGCGACGCCATCCCCAGCGCCGCCCAGAACTTTGGTTTCGATTTCGTTTTCGTTTTCATGAGAACCAGACTTCACGGATTTCGTCATACTAAACATATAATCCATAAAAAGCCACAACGCAACGGCGACCAAAAAGAGAACCAACATAATTGGTTTCTCGGCAAACACCCCGAGGACCCGCCTAACAATCCCCTTACGGGCAACTTCCTTTTTAAGCTCCCCCTCCCCTTCAGCGACCGTCAACATCGATGCGCAAGCGTCCGTGTAATAAAGCGCAAAATCCCGCGCCCGATGCCGGTGCAGCCGGACCCTGCTTGCCGTAGCATTGGCAGCGCCCCCGATATCCCAATGACGCACGAGGAACAATGGCAGTTTGATAATGCCAAGCACAGGGTGCTGGCAGAAATTGTAACAACTAATATGTTCGCTGACCAGGTCACGCGGTTGTTTCGCGATATGGCTAAGGGATTGAACAATGAGATAAGTGTCGTGCCCAACGTGCCTGTGGATGCGCGCATACTCGCCAAGAATCCGCGCCGCCCCCTGACCTTTGCCAACGTAGTCATAACTATTGAGGAACTCCCCAGCCTCATCGAGGACAACCAACGCGCCCTTCGGGGCTTGCTCCCAGAACCGCGCCGAGGAATTTGATGCGCCCAAACCGTGACTCCCGCCAATCGCGCCGGGTTTCAACTCAACAAGCTGCGCCGGGTCGAACTCCAAACCAACCCGCTCGAACTCGGCCCGGATCCCATCGAACTTGAAACTGATATTCGTCGCCACAACGCGACGGCTATAGAGCAGCACCGGCATAATGATTTGCGAAACCACGAAGCACGTCTTCCCCTCGCCCGGACGACCAGTAACGGCGCGAATCATCTAATAAATCCCGGGAAAAAGTTTCAGAATAATCTTTACCGTCATTAAGGTCAGCTCAATACCAATACAGACGGACAACGCTGCCAGAATGGTCGGCAAATCAAGAAACGTATTAACAATCCCGTAAACGGACGGGAACGAAGGAAAATTATCAGCTATGCTGGCGACAAAACCGACCAAAGCCAGCTCGTATTGATGCCAAGCAGCCTCGAAATAAGCCCAAACCCAAGCAATCGCTTGCAGCAATTTCGGATACATCCAATCCCACGCTATAGCGGCTACTGTCAAAATGGCGTCCAACAACCAAACGTTCGCATTGTAAACGGCATTGATTACCGAACCGATGGCACTACCCCACCAAGTAATGGATCTCTGAAACGCTTCGGCGAGGAAATCAAGTATCGTTTGCATAAAATCTAAGTCTGGACGTTAACCACGCACCGATTATAGCACCCTATGTAAAGCACCATGATTAGAGCAATCGTTAAGACAGTGCGCATCGTAGCATAAGGACCGCTCGCAAGCATCGCATCGATATCCCCAACGCCCCCATATTGGCCAGGAATCACAATCGCTTCCATGCGCCCCAAACCAATGCCGTTAAAGGCCGTCTCGAAAGGATTCGATGGTTGATCGACGTGTGGGACAGGCAGCACTGGGTCATCGTCAGGGGGCTCAACCGGAGGCAACGTCGGAAGCGTGTCCGGGCTGATGCCAGGTACGACCAGTGGAGACGGTGGGCTAACCTCATCCTGAGTTAATTGCTCTTCGAGCTTCTCGCCGTTCGTCTCGATCTTGTCGCAAATAATCCGCAACAAGAGCTCCAAAGGCATCTTGTCATCGGGATCATCGTAATCCCCGTCGTTATCAACATCGACACCAATAATGAGTGTGGAATTTATCTCGATCAACACATCAAGGCACTCACAAATATCGTCGATGGATGAACCGTTACTAGCGGACTGGTTGACCAAATCACCGAGGAACCCAGTGACCGCCTGATGCTCGGCGTCCATTTGGGCGAGGAGATCTAAAGAAGCTTTGGTAATGCTAAGATTCATGGCCTCGAGCTCGGCGACTTGATCCGCGCTAAGGTCGCCAAGCAAAGATATGTCTGTCGCGACGGCAGCAAGCTTCGCGTTCATGGCCCTCGCCTCTATTGAGGTCGCAAGAACGGATGCGCCGGTGAGCGAACCGTATGACACATGATCCGCATCGAGCAGGCCGTTGAATCCCAGAGAATAACCATAGTACGAAAGGTAGTCATAAATCTGCCCAGTGTCAAAAGTGTCATTGAAGTCATTCCTCAGTCCCACCAATTGCGAAAGGAGCTCCGCCGAAGCGACCTGCACATCGGCGACAGCATCGACGGTATTCGCGAACCCGGTAGAGATGAGCGCGTTAATCGCCGCGAGCTCATCGACCGTGGCGGTCGATCCGGCGATCAGAGAGTTCAACCTAACAATCGAAGTAGCCAAAAATGACCTAATGTTTTCTAGCTTCGCCAGCTGAGAAGAATTCTGATCATCAGCCACAAATGCACTCGTCAGCAAAACGTCTTGCAAATCATAGAGGAGATCGACTACTTCCGCGAGTTGAGAAGCGGAAGCGGCCGCGCTCAATTTAATGCCCGACTGAGCAGCCAAGGACGCAACAAGCGTCGCAGCGATTTGTTCCATCCTCGCCGTTATCGTCGTCGCCCCATCAACGGGGCTAACGAGGGAGTCGTAGACTTGGGACAGCCAACCCTGAACGTCGCCAAGCGCACTCTCCATGGATGCTTGATGGGTGACTATGTACGCCGCGAGGGCAGCAATCCCCGGATCATCGGCGGCCAAGAGGACGGAGGCACCGTCCAAGTTAGCTTCGATATAGGCAACAAATTCCGAGGTGATGCTTATGTAATTATTGCCCTCCGCCTCATAATTCACGGTGATGTCAACCTCAGGGTCCTGAGCCACTAGCGACCCACCCAGAAATGCCAACCCGCACAAAACGCTAACAATGTTATACCGCATAAAATTCCTAAATTAATTTGAGCGATGCCTTCCAGCATCCTGATGATTTCGTCTCCTTGCGCCTCGGTCATTTAGAAAAAAACGGGAGCGTCCCCGCCTGAGTTTACCTTAATTAATTAACCAGCCTTGCGGGTGAACTTCTTGTACAGCAAGAAGATAATTCCCAGGAGGAACAACCCGATCGCGAATGGCCCAACTTTCGACATCGCGCCATCGATACCATCAGCAACCTCCGACGAAGCCGCGTCAAAATCGTACGCGACCGCCGAAGCCGTCTCACTCATATAAACGACCGCGACCGCGAGGCAGGCGAGCATTGCACCGATTTTGTTCCGAAGGAACACGACGACTCCCGCAAGGGGACCAGTTTTCTCTTTTTGTGTTTTCATTTTTTCTAATCGAGCACGTCACGCAGGAAACGGACGAGCAAGAATCTTAGAAACCCAAGCAGCACACCGACGCAAAACGCCCAATACGGGAACGCCGTAACGTCGGTGGGCAGATCGATGATAATTGCAGCTGTCATCATGGTTTCAAAATTTGCCGAGGCCGCCGCGCCCAAACGCGACGACCTCTTGCTTGATCGAGAGATCGCTTCTCGATCGAAGGAGGGATAGAGGGGGGGAGGGGTGGGGATTTTTCATTGTGCGATTATTTTTGGGCATACCTTGTCTTCAAGTAGCCCGCTACGGGGCAGGCGGCCCCAGCGCTTCGCGCCGGGACCACCCACCCCGGCGGGACCCACTCTAGAACGCTCAGGATCACCCCTAAACCGCTCTAAGGTGAGCCCCGAGGGACTCATTTCAAAACCGGGCAGAACTACCCACGGACAAGATACAGCACAGCGCAGAGCGCCCTGTTACCCCATCAGGCCGAGACCTTGTGTTTTTTCGATTTTGTGCCGGGGGCCAGTTCCTTCCTTCTGAGCTGGTAAAAGCGCTTGGACCGCTCCAAGCGCCTAACAGAAGGACTTGCAATGCCTGCACACAACACTATGCAGCCACGCGAAACCATAACCATCAAATCCCTGCTAGACTGATCACCAATTTTTCCCACCTCAAAGGCGTTAGCCCCAGCGAAGGAAGTTGTATGACCGATATGGCACCCTGAAATCGCTCGAGCCTTCT